GTCGATGGCATTGGCGGGGTGCGGCGATCCAGCCTTTCAATTTCAGCAACGATCAGCGCGCCAGCACGGACTAAATCTTCGCGCTTGCTGCGGGGCTTGAACCAGCGCCACTCCCAAGGCCACAGTTTATGGATCAAGGAAAGATCGCTGACCTTCTCGGGACCGGCCGAGAGCGCGTAACTTGCCGCAGCCCGCGCCATTTCTCCCGTGTCGTGCTGGTCGTCGTGGATTGAGGTCCAGCCTTCGCGGGTTATTTGGCCGTAGCGCTCGGTCCCCACGTCAGATAGCGCCTGCGATGTGTAGGCGTTACTGGCGGACTGCGGCGCGGCAAGGGCGGCCTCAAGTACGAGGCGGGCATTGTGCCCCGCCGATCTCGCCGGATTGCCGTATGTGCGCTCGGTCAACAGGTCGATCGCCTGCGCCATCGCAACCCGTAACGGATTAGGCCCCGGTGCTTGGGCAAGAGCGCGGATGGCAGTGGCGGCTTGTTCAATACCAGAGACTTGATAACCGTCTCCAATCCCCGCGACATAGCATTCCTTTGCTATGATTTCCTCGATGGTGCCGTTGGATGGTTGGGCAACACCATTCATACCGAAGCCGTCGAAATCAAACCGGCTCAGAAGTCCGTCAGCAATGGCTGCGACCCCTTGATAGCCAAGCGTCATGTTTTCCTCACGCATGGCGGTCGCGTGAAGGTGAACTTGCCGGGAGCATTCCTCGACAATTTGCCGCGCTGTGGCACAGACACTGGATGATTGTGTATGTGTCAAGTCTGCATCCTCCACGAGAAAGCGTTGGACTCGTGATTCAATATCCACTTGACTAGTGCCTCGTGGAAATGATCACCACGCATCGTCTCGGTGATATCGGTCTTGTCCAGTGGGTCCAACATCAACACACGCGTTTGCGGATCATGCGGCTGCTTGGTGCGGATACTTTCGACATCGCCTGCCGACACCGTCGCGATAGCCTGCCGCTTGCGGCCGTCCTCGGTGTAGTCGAAACGAATGGCGTAAAAACCAACGCCACTAACTCCGTTGCGGTGATAGACTGACTGGTGAACGTTGATCTTAGTCATATTTCGCCCTCGTCGGCTGCCTTGTAGGCTTCGGGATGGGGCACGATTTCAGGTACCCCATGCATTTTACGAATTGGGTTCACCCGGTCGACACACGCCTTACAAATCGGTTCGCGCTTGCCGTCGATGCGAACTGATGGGACGTGAACCGGGTTGAAGCCGAACACCCCTTTACACCCGATGCAAGTTCCCACTATCATTACATAGCCCATCGGTGTTACTCCTCGTCGATTGGTTCGTCGTGCCAGTAGTTCGAATCCGCCAGAACATCTGGACGGTATCGCTTCATCTTGGCGGGGTGGCAGTCTTCGCAGGTGTAACACAGGAAGATCGCTCGCGCGTCTGCTTGCGGAAACTTCTCCTTACCGCTGCCGCAGTCGCAAATCCGTGGTACTCTGGCCATTACGGTTTCACTCCTGCGTTGAGGCGGCGCGTTGCGACATTGCGGAATGCGGCTTTGCTGCGTTGCTCACGTGCTAGTTCCTCCGCATGGATTGCTTGCCATTTTTGTGGAATTCGGCTTGGGTACTTCTTCCCACACTCGAATTCGTGCGCGGTGTATGTTGTCTCTGTGAATGGCGCTAGTTCGCAGTGACACCCAAAGCATAGGCGTGTTGGCATTGGACCCCTCATATAACACTGTTGTGCGCACCGCTGCGCCTATTACAGGCACTGGTGCCATACGCATTAAAACATAGCGCGCGGTCCCTGTCAATCTATCCTTCAGTATTCCGCAGTTGAATATAGAAAGAGTACTTGACAGGGCGCTAACGGCGTGCTTTAATTAGGTTGCCATCGAGGTGGTGGCGCAAATCAAGTAGTTTGATTTCATAACACAAACATGGAGTTAGCGAAATGGCGAAGAGACAGCGCAAAGTGAAAACGGAAGCAGAGTTGGCAGCGATCGAAGCGGACCGAATTGCCGCAGCAGAGGGAACTGGGCCTTACGCACAGGAAGTGGTGGAGTACTTGAATGCGCCGCTCGACGCCGAAGTTACAGAGGAGCAAGACGCGGCGCTGAAAGAAGTGATGGGTGTTCCAGAGAGCACCAGCGATGAACTGAACGACATGGTTGATGAAGTTGTAGCCGAGGCTGAAGGCGATGTCGAGGAAGAGCGGATCCCCAATTCGATCGTCAAGCCCAAATTCAAGAACAAATACGCGGCGAACGCCGCCGCCATCGGGGATACCCGCAAGCAAGTCAAGCGATCGAATTGGGACTGGCTTAGTCAGCAACTCGCCGCATTCTGCCTCAACGACAAGGGCAAAATCGACATCGGAGCGTTTACGGACGTTCTGGAGGCCAATGGGATAGACCATTCCAAGTGGACCAACCGGAATAAAGGTTGGGAGGGCCGGTTCAGAATGACGGGTCGGGTTGCGCTGCAGAAGGTAGTGGCGAACTCAGGGTCGCTGGCGTGGCCGAATGGCGAGCCTACAGTTGCGCCGCCGGAATGGTGCGAGCAGTACAAGACCAAAGCCTGACAATAAATCAAAGCCCGCTGAACCAAATGGCGCAGCGGGCTTTTTTGTGACTTGCTGCGGTGGAACTAGATCGAACGCCACCACCTGATGGTGTGCCAGATGTTCGCAAGTATCAGCAGCGCTGTGAATACAATAAACGCGATAGCTGCAATTATGAGCATCGCTTCCCCGAATTGGGACAGCCAAATAAGGAGTGCCCATCCTAGGAATAGGAGCCAAATGAGGATGGAGACGCCGAATTTGGATAGAAATAGAATTCCTCCTATCCACCAAATCCAGCGCCCCACCAAGCGGGTGGTTGCTCCTACGATTCTGTCCGCGATTTCATCATCGCGATTCATTCATACTTCCTTCTTCACAATGGTAACGACAAAGCTTGTAGCATCAGGCTCAATCATGAGCTTCATGATCCATTGCAATAGCTCACCATCGCTGTTGGCATTATGATCCGGCGTATCCACCTTTGTCTCGGGGTAGTTGACAGTGGCCTTGATGTGATATTTCATGGTAGTTCTCCGTGGCGGGATTCGGGTTCACAATGACACCCGATGCCTAGGCGAATTATAACACAGCCAGACGGGGCTGTCAAGGGGTACTTCACTAGTCGGCGGCGAACTCATCGCTTGACGCGGTAGAGCAGCGGCTGCGTGTCGGGCAGCGCGTCACCTTGAATTTTCCAGCCCCACTGGACCGCCTGTTCGGCCTCTTCCTTGGTCAACAGGACGACACCTTCGTGGATCATGTCGCGCGATCGCTCGCCGGTTATCACAATGTCGCCGTTGTCCCTGAACTCGACGCTGCGCTTCATCAGTCTCCGCCTTATGGCACAGGGAGGACGGTTTGTCAAGTATAGCCCATCATAAGCGTCGAACGCGTGTTATTTCGAATTTGTTATTTTCCCATCCACCGTGCTTACGAATGGCATCAAGAATAGTGTCAGCATTCGTGCCTGTGATTTGCGCCGCGTATCGAAGCGTTACGTAACGAGTCACTGGTTTCTTAGTCACGGCTACTTCTATGTCGAAATCGCTCTTCATAATAAAGCCTCCTGAGCCAAAATGAACAGCGTAGCACGGGCTGGATAGGTTTGTCAAGTATAGCTTCAGATAGCGAAATGTGAAGGTGCCTGAGGACGTTGTTGCGTACCCACCTTTTTACTGCTACACCTACTACCTAATTAACAGGTTATAAATCAGCACACGGGGAGTGGGGTCAGTAGAATAGGTGTTGTAAGTATCTCCCCCGCTGTGTGCACCGTGTGGGACTTTGAGCGCAGCGAGAAGATTCGGTAGTAGGTGTAGCAGTAAAAAGGTGGGTACGCCGCCTCTGCGTTTACTGTTTGGCTCTGGTCGTGCGAAGCTTTTATGTTGCGTCGAGCGAAGCTCTTCACAAGTGGGCAGCTGCCCACCAACATTCGTCGCGCGTAGCTCGTCAAGCATTTCGCCTAGTTCCACGCCCCGCTCTTATTATTCGCTGCGGCGTTGCGAAACGTTTCATCAGATCGAGGCACGAAAAAGGCGGCTTTCGCCGCCAGTTCCGCTAGTGTAAGTAGACGTCGATCGAGGGTCGACTTCTGCCCATAGTTACTGCTTCCATCATTTGGCAGGTGCGGTAATTGGCTTCCCATTCGGGCTTCGACTGGCGTAACGCGACAGGGTGCGATTCCGCACAGTAATCGTGCGTTACGCAGCCACCTAGCGAAGCGGCTATGGCGAGCGCTGCGAGGAGTTTCGTCATGCCATTCCCAATCCTAGTAGAAATCCAATGGCGACGAAGCCCGCCGTGACGATTAAGGCTTCGATGAGCATTACGCGCTGTTCCAAGTTCATTTAGGTTACTCCGGTTTCGCGAAAGGTGGGCGGGACTTGCGCCCCGCCCGGTTCCGTTAGTGGGTGTGCTTGGCGATCCAGTCGGCGGGTGCTTCGAGTTCCGCGCCTTCCGCCGTCTTCAGGTGGCCATTCGCGGCGACGACCTTCTGAAGGGCGAGCCTGCCCGTCATCCGCAGCCGACCTTCCCAGCCCTTGTTGCGGTTGTTCCAGCGGGAGTGATCCACGCCATTCGCGTCGAGCAGCGCGATGAACCGCTCGATGCTGATCTTGGTTCCTTCGAGGCACTCGGCGGCGAGTTCCTGCGCCAGCCAATCCCAGCAGGAGCGCTGGGCGACCTTGCCAAGGCCAGCAGTCGCGGCGCGTTCTGCGTAGCGGTGCTTGTAAGTCGGCTTGACGACCGACGAGGGTTTGGCGTTGTCCGCCGCGACTTCGCCGTCGATGGGCAGAGCTTCGACGACATCGGCGAGGGTGGGGGTTTCGATGATGGCGACTGCCTCTTCGAGAGCAGCGGCAACGGCGGGAAGGGCGGCAACAGCGCGTGACTTACGTGACATGTGGTATTCTCCTATGGGCTGCAGGGGAACCGGGCCGGAGCCTCGGGCGCGGAGGGCTGCGCCGCCCCAACCGCAAAAGCATCATACCACGACGCGATTGCGGCGTCTATACACACGATTGCATGGTTGCCATGCGTCCAACGCATAGCGCATTGTGCAACGCAACACTGCAAGATTCGTGCCATGGTGCAGCGCAGCAAAGCGCGAACCCCCAACCCCCGAATCGTCTTTGACGATTCGGGGGCGGGACCCGTTTCGAATTTATATGAATTGTAACGCGCGTATACTGGTACGACGAAAAATACCTTGACACGCGCCGCTCGCTGTGTTAAAATGCGCCCATGCATTATAAGGATAAAAATAGAGCTAAGGAAGAGGCTAAAGGTTTAATTTCACTTCCGGGAGAAATATGGGACTTTGTTCCTGGTTATTCAGACTATATGGTTTCAAGTAAAGGGCGTGCTGCAAATTGTCCTTACGGCGTTTGGAGATTAGCGCGTTTGATGTGGATTGGCGGAGGCGGGAAAAATTGTAAATATCTTGGTTTTAGGGTAAAAGTTGCTAGGAATAAATACAAATATATAAGGATACATACAGTTGTTGCTGAATTGTTTATAGGTCCACGCCCTCCTGGAATGTTGGTGTGTCACAAAGAGGATGATAGAAATAAAAATTCAGTAGATGATTTGTATTATGGTACTCACGGTGATAATATAAGAGATTGGTGGAGGATTCGTACCGCTAAGTATGGGTTCTGAACACTACTATATTCACATAGTACCTTGACGGCACCCCACTTCGTGTGCTATGCTGCATGCATTCGCATGTAGCAATAGGGGATTCCCTCCATGGCTGGTCCTTACGACAATTTGATTGGTGATTTGGCTCCCAACGAAGAAGGCTGGCTCCCATTGGATGTGAATGGGACTCCCTCTGGTCCCGCAACCCACAGTCCTCCTCCTGCCCCCGCTTTGGCTTGCTCCGTCATGGCGAACAGCCAGGAGAAGGTGGATGCCGGTGAAGATGCACTCGTAACGCTCACCGGAGCGCCGATCACGGATCACATGACTTCCAACGTGGACCCGAGAGAAGCTGCCCCTCCTGGAGTTCCGCCCGCAATTAGCACCCTTAATCCAAACACGGCGGTGCAAGGCGTCGACTTACCCCTAACAATTACGGGATCCGATTTGGCTGGCGTCACCGACGTGAGCGTCAATGGTGTTACTTCGGCTGCCACTTCCGTCACTGCCACTTCCGTATCCACGACAGTGCTCGGGGCCACGCTCGTAACTGGAACCGCTGTTGTGTTCGTCACTTCCCCGGATGGGAATAGCAATTCGCTGAATCTGACAGTCACCGCAACGCGGACGAACAAAGGCCCCGCCAGACCTTAATTCCCAATAACCCTATTTGGCTTGCAACGCGGTAATGTACCGCATAAGGAGGAAGTAAATGGCCGAACCCCCGAAAACAACCCCGCAGAAGCCTCAACAGCCCAACCCGACTCCGCACAACCCGAACCAAACACACGAACAGCAAGAAGCGGAGCGTAAACGCCGCGAGGAGGAGCAGAAGCAAGCGCGCGAGGCGAAGACGGGCCAAGCGACTTCTACTTACAACGCTGCGAAGGGCACCACTTCGCTCGAAGATCCGCGCGGCGACCGTTTCCTCACCCACGACGAAATCAAGTCACTCGCCGGCGATATTCAGCCAGGCGAACTGGGCTTCCTCAAATTGGATGAGGAAGGGAAGCCGACCGGAACAGTGATAACGGACGTGCGCGATGTGTATGATGAAACCCCGAAGGCGACCGTCATCGCGAATCGAATCCCAGTCGCGGATGAAATCGTAACCCCGTCCGGTGCCCCGATCTCGAAATTCATGAACCCGGACACCACGCTTTGGGATGCGGGGATGCTCGCCAGAAATCCGCCTCCGAAAGAAGACTCCGACCTGAAACATCGCGGTCCCGTTGGTGGCGGCGTAATTAACCAGCCGGTTACGGCCTAATTCGGTTACAGCTTTGGATGACCAAATTCCAAACGATCTGGTCGCTCTGCCTACGATGCCGTATTCAGAGCGACCAGCGGAACTGCCTCTCGACATAGAAGAGACGCGTACTGCTATTTGGATGGCGAGCGGCAATATCACCGAAGCCGCGAAAATACTCAAAGTTACGTCACTTCGGTTAAGAAATTTCATCAAGAAATCACCGTACCTGTCCGCCGAAATGCAAGAGGCGGCTGATAGACTGGTTGACATAGCGGAGAGTAATGTTTATGACGCGCTCACCGATGAGCTTGACCCATCTCGTCGCGACACGATGTCGCGCTTTGTTCTCACCAATATCGGGAAACACCGTGGATGGGGCGCTACCGGTTCTGGAGGCGTTACCGTTAAAAATTCCGCAGGAGGAACAATTATCGTTCAATGGGCTGACGGTACCTCATTCGGAGGAAGCGGTCAAGACGAACCTAAAGAGGTTGACGGAAGAGTTATCGATAATGAACCAAGCGCGGCATGACGTCGAGAAGAATGGTCTCGTTGCAGCGCGCGATGCCGGTACCCACTTTATGGACCTAATTGGGTTCATTCCGGGAAGTTCGGAAAGAACAAGCGCAAAAGCGAGGGCCGAAGAAGCAATCGCCTACGTTCAGAAATTAATCGACGAATTGGAATAGAATGCCTGAAAGCGCCGCAGCGGAACTGCAACCAACACCAATAACTATTCCGTATGTGCCGCGCGAGCATTTTAGGTCACTCCACGCTTCGAAGAAGCGTTGGAAATTCGTCGTAGCGCACCGCCGAGCCGGAAAAACAGTCGCGCTGTGTAACCAAGTAATTCGCGCGGCGTTGGAAAACAAGAGGACATTCCCGCCGCCGCGTTATGGATATATTGGACCAAGCTTCGCGCAGGCCAAGGATTTGGTCTGGGGGTATTACAAATATTACACCGGGGTCTTACCCAAGGTGAAGGTGATAGAAGGGGACTTACAAATTATTCTTCCGAATGGGGCGATGATCAACCTATATGGAGGAAGCGCCGCCTATGAACGAATGCGAGGTCTATACTTCGACGGTATCGTTGCCGATGAATATCCCCTGCTCAATCCTAGCATGCTTGGCAGCGTTGTCCGTCCTTGTCTTGCGGATTACCAAGGGTGGGCCGTTATAAGTGGTACTTCTAATGGCGATGATCACTTCCACGACTTGAAGAAGCGGGCTGAAAAAGAGACGGATCATTGGGATCTGTTTAACATACCCGTAACAATGACCGATGCGCTTCCCGAAGACGAAGTGAAGGAAATGCGCAAGGACATGACGGCAGACGAGTTCGCCCGAGAAATGATGTGTTCTTTTGATGCGCCTATCGAGGGTAGTTACTACGGCGAGGTGCTAAACGACATTCAATTGGACGGCCACATTACCGGAGTTCCCTACGACCCCAATTCGCTGGTCATGACGTGGTGGGATTTGGGTATCGACGATGAGATGGCCATTTGGTTTGTGCAGCGTTGCGGCAGAGAATTACACGTAATTGATTATTTAGCTAATACGGGCAAGGGGCTTGAGTTCTATGTGGGGCAGATCAAACAGAAACCTTACGTCTATGGTTGCCATGTACTTCCACACGATATCAAAGCGCGAGAACTTGGAACCGGCGTGTCCAGAAAAGAAGTCTTGGACTCAATGCTTCCGAACGTCTTTGTGTGCCCTAATCACACGGTTGAAGATGGAATTTCCGCTACGCGGGCCGCTATAAGGATGATGTGGTTCGACCAAGTTCGCTGCGAGGCAGGAATTATGGCGCTGCGGAACTACCACAAGAACGCCACCGGAAAACCCCTCCACAATTGGGCGAGCCATCCTGCGGATGCATTCCGAGTGGGTTGCGTATCGCTCAACATGATTTCCAATATGATCGGCGGTACCAATGTGATTGGCATTGGTGAAGGTGCGCTCAAGCGTAATCTCAAGCGTATGGCGAATGGGCCGAGGAGAATGCGATGAACGTCGTAACCAAAGACGTAAATGGCCAGCCGCTTGAGCGCCTATTTGATAACGGCGTAATCGGCCAGTTGGGAGCCACTGAACTTGGTGGAATGAACCCGACTGAGGGACCGGACGAGACAGTATACGCCGCAACAGTGCGCGAAATGATCGACGACGCGATTGACTTCGAGGACAGCGTTCTAGCCCCGGCGCGCGACGAAAATCTACACTACTTTTACGGCGAATACCCGGAGCAAGAAGGTGAAGGAAAGTCATCAGCTGTTAGTACTGATTTCCGTGATACTGTTATGGCTATCCTTCCTAGCCTTATGCGTATTTTTACTTCTACCGAGAATGTTGTAAACTGCAAGCCGAACCACAAGGGCCAGGAAGAAATGGCTCGGCAATGCACCGATTATTTGAATTACGTTCTTTGGGAGGACAATCCGGGGTTCCTGATCGTCCACAGCATCTGTAAGGATGCGTTGCGCTGCAAGACGGGCGTGATGAGATGGCACACCGAAAACGACAAAGAGGTGACGGAGCAGGAATACAACAACATCACGGCGGAGCAGTTTCAATACCTTCTCAGCGAGAATCCTACTGTCCAAGTGCTAGAGAAGCAGGATTCCCAGCTTTATCCCGGTATCATTGATCTGCTCCGTATTCGCTTTGTGAAGTCGAAGCCGGTTACGAAGATCTTGTCGGTGCCGCTCGACGAATTCAGGGTATCCCGGAAAGCGAAGGACGTCGAGAACGCGCCTTTGATTGGCCACGATCAAGTCGTAAATGTGTCGGAACTGGTCAGACAAGGGTACGAACTGGACGAACTTGTCGACTACATGAATGAGTCAGCCGATATCCACTCGATGGATCGGATCTTCAGAAATAGCGGCCTAGACAGAGGCGATCTTACTGACGCTTGGGATGTTCGCTATGGTTGCTACTATATCCGGATCGATAAGGATGGCGATGGAATCGCCGAGCTACGAGAAATTCATACCATTGGCGATAATCACGATATTCTTTACGATGAAGTGGTTCAACACGCTAATTTCGCCGTCTGGTGCCCTGATCCTGAACCTCATACTTTGGTTGGTGATACTCCAGCTGATCTTGTGAAAGATATCCAGACCATTAAGACGAATATGCTTCGGGGTTCGCTGGATTCTCTTGCACAGTCCATTTGGCCTCGAACGGTTTTCAACCAGACTGTGACCAATACGGACGATGTGTTAAACGACGAGATAGGCGCTCCGATTCGCACTACAACTGATCCGAGTGCGGCAGTAATGTCGGTTACGCACCAATTCGTTGGACAGCCTGTCTTCCAGATGTTCGGCGTAATGGAGCAGCTTCGCCAAGCTCGTACTGGCATTTCGGACGCGTCGAAGGGGGTCGATCCTCGTGCGCTGCAGAGCACGAATGTTACTGGCATCGACGCTATTGTCCAAGGGGCGCAGGAACGGATCGAACTGTGTGCCCGCATTCTCGCCGAAACTGGGATGAAGCAACTGTTCCAAGGGCTTCTCCGCGAGATAGTCAACAATCCCAATCAAATTCGTACCATACAGTTGCGTGGCAAGTGGGTGGATGTAAATCCGTCCACATTTGACCCCACCTTGAAGATCAGTGTTAACCCCACCCTTGGGAAAGGGTCGGACATGACACGACTTATGGTTCTCAAAGAGGTTCAGGCCACGCAAACCGCCATCATGCAGCAATTTGGTGTGGAGAATCCGTTATGCGGGGTGCAAGAATTCCGGAATACCTTGACAGACATATTGGCTATTGCGAATGTGAAGAATGTGGGGCGTTACTACCGCGAAATCGACGAGGAGACAGTAAAACGTATTGCCTCCACGCCCAAAGAACCGGACGCGGCTACTTTGCTCGCGCAATCCGAGATGGAGAAGAACCGCGTTACAATGGCGACCAACATATCGAAGTCCAACTATCAGGATCGCAAGCTTAGGGTCGACGATGACTTCCGCCGCGATCAGATGATGGTCAAGGGGCTTCTCGATGCCGCCAAGATTGAAGCTCAATTCGCTGTGGATGTCAATGAGGCGGAGTTCGAAGCCGAGAATACCCCTCCGGGCGAAGAAGTAGGACCTCCGCCAATTCCAGTTCCTCAAATAGCTCAGAATATGATGGGACAAGCCAATGCCGTTGCCGGACAACGATCACAACCGCCCATTCCAACCGGAGAAGTCCCGCCTCAATAATTACGAGACGTCCGAGAAGGCGGCGGAAGCGAAGGCACTTCTGGACAATCCTGTTCTACGGGGGGCCATGCTTGATATATATTCCAGGGCGGCTGGAACGTTAGTAAAGGAGGATGTGGGTAGCTTGACAGCCGGGGCGGCCCATGCTATGATGAAATCGGTTCTGGATCTGCAAGCGCAGCTAGAAGAATACATCAGCGACGACAAAATGCGTCAGAAGTATAATAAAGGAGATACGTGATGGCTGGATTGGAAGAAGCCGCAATTGCGTTTGATCTTGATGCGCGTTCGCAGCCGACCAAGCCCTCTGCTCCTAAGGGTGCCGACGTAGAGAAAATCCCCGTCGAAAAGATGTTCGAGAATGTTGGCAAGTTAGAGATCGACGACGAAAGTCCCGCGAAGGGCGGTGGCGACGACGATGACCCGGAGGAGATTCTTTATGGCAAAGACAATAAAGCCGATCCAAGGAATCCTAGCAAAGGAGATGAATCGGATAGCGATGGGGACGATGACGACGGGGAGGCTGGAGAAGACGAGTCCGACGAGTCCGACGATGACGATACTGGAGAAGAAGGGGCCGAGGATGAAGAAGAAACCGCCCTTCTTGGAAAAGAGGTCGAAGTTACTGTAGACGGCGAACCCAAGAAAGTAACCATTAAGGAAGCTCTCGAAGGTTACGTTCGCACTGAGACATTCCACCAGCGAATGAATCAATTGGACGAGGCGAAGAAGATCGTCCGAAGAGCCGCTGCCGACGCCGTTCAGAATTACGAATATTCGATGAACGTGGCGAAGCAGATGGAAGAACACATGAAGGCGCTTATTCCGCCGGAACCCGATTGGGACGCGGAATTCGCCAAGGATCCGGTTGCTGCTCGCGAGAAGCAGCGCTATTACGATAAGGCCAAAGGATTCCAAGCACAACTAAACGCGCAGACGGAAGAAGCGCGGAGAAAGATGGTCGAATCTAACCACACTCAGTTGGCGGCATTCGCCGAAGAAGAAAGCCAGAAGTTCGAATCCCTAAACCGTAAAACGTGGTCTGATCCCAAGAAGAAGGCAAAGGATCTGCAATCGATGCGCAGAACTGGCCTCGCTTCGGGGTTCACAGAAGAGGAATTGTCGCAAGTATACGACAGCAGAATGCTTCAGGTTCTCCTGAAAGCGTCCAAATACGACAGAATGATGGCTGCCAAGCCTAAGCCTGTCATTCGTCAGCCGCAAGGCAAACCGATACCTCCGGGAGCGGGAAGCGCCAAACAGCGCACGGCTCACAAGGGAGTTAACTCGGCAATGAAGAGGCTCAATCGCACCGGTAGCATGGAAGATGCTGCTGTCGTGTTCGACCAACTTCTTGCAAGAGGATAACCCAAATGCCATCAATTAGTAATGCTTTTTCGACCTACTCGGCGAAAGGCAACAGGGAAGATCTGTCCAACAGCATCTACAACATCGACCCCTTCGATACACCGGTTCTTTCGATGTCTCGACGGCGGAACGCCAAAAACAGGACCTTCGATTGGCAGACGGAGAATCTGCCGGTAGTCGATCCGAACAATGCGCAGCTCGAAGGTTTTGACAACGTTCGCGGGGCGGCGACCCCCACGGTTCGTCTCACCAACGTTGCGCAGATTTCGAAGCGCGATGCGACCGTTACCGGATCGCAGGAAGCCGCCGATGCCGCTGGCAAAGGGTCCGAATTGGGTCATCAGATGGCAATGGCGTCCAAGGTCCTCAAATCGGACATGGAAACCATCATGTGCTCTCGACAAGCTCGTGATGATGGTGCCGATACAACGACCGCCCGCAAAACCGAAGCCATCTGCCATTGGATCGGTCGCGCAAGGGATAAGCTCGGCGCTGCTGCCGGTGCTGTTATTGGTGTTACCGCTGGTCTTCCGGTTCTGGCTACTGATGCTTTTGCTGCGGTTGCTGGTGCTTCCCAAGTCGCGATGACTGAATCAATGGTCGGCGATGCGATGCAGAAGGCATACACCAATGGTGCAAGTCCAGACGTTATGATCGTTCCTCCGGCGATCAAACGCACGGTCAGCACCTTCGATGGCCGCAATGGTTCGCAAATCCTCGTCGGCAAGACCGAAGTTACGGCAACGGTCGATGTTATCGCCACCGATTTCGGTCGCATCAAGGTGTTGCCGTCGCGGTGGGTTCCGACCGATGTTTCGCTGATCCTCGACGCGGATTACCTCGCTACCGCGTTTTACAGGAATTTCCGCACGTTCCCCCTCGCCAAGACCGGCGATGCGGACACGCGGATGATTCTCTGCGAGTGGGGCGTTGAGATGCGTAACCCGCTTGCACACATCTTGTTCAACGGTGTCAAGCAGGGTGCCATTATTACGACGATGGTTACTCAGGCTCAGTTGGACGCTGCGACCCAACCTCATGGCGGTCCCGTAATCGTCGACCGCAAGTAACTTTAGTCGGAGACTGCCTCCCCCTAACGGGGGAGGTTTATTTGTATATGAAAATTTTGGTAACACTACTAGTTCTACATGTTCCAGGTGGCCGGGAAGTTATGATCAACCCGGATGAAATAGTGACCATGCGACAGGGTGAGCACAAAGGAAAATTCGTTCACGAAGACGTTGGTTGTTTAATAAACATGAGCGATGGGAAATTTGTTAGTGTAATTGAATCGTGTGCAGAGGTGCAAGGACGTATCGCGAAAGAACAGGGGAGTAAACCATGATATGGAAAATCGCTTTGATTGCACTACCGCTCGCCGGTTGTGTTACAACCGATGATCGTGGTCTACAGGAGTTACTTGCAGAGCGGGCCAGTCGCACCGACGTGGCACTTGCCATCGCTGAAGTTGTGTGTAAACAGCAGGCGCGAACGTTGGTACAAATCGCACGCTGCGAACTGAGGAGTAGGTAGCTATGCCTTCAAAGACATCTAAGCAAGCCCGAACGATGGCCGCCGCTGCGCACGATCCGAAATTTGCAAAGAAAGTGGGCATCCCGGTTAAGGTGGCCAAGGAATTCAATAAGGCTGACAAGGGCACCGGGAAGATTAAGCCCAAGCGGCGGAAGTAATATTCCGTATACTTGACAGCGAACTCAGGGTGTGGTACCATGGCTGAGAAGAAAGTAATTTATCGTGACGATGGTACGGTAAAGCGTACCATGATCTGGGAGGACGACCAACCTGAAATAGTGCACGTACAGACTACGCAAGACCTCACGCAGACGCTAGAAAATAACAAAATAATGCGTGAGATGCACCCTAGACGGTCCACAAATAAGTTGCTGGCCCGAGGGGTGCCCGTTTCGGTCGCGGAACGAGCAATGCGTGAAGAATGGGATGAGAGCGATTGGAAAAAGTGGCTCAATGACCCAGACAACGCAGCTTTCCGAGTTTGGCCGGGACAGGTATAATGGGTACGTTTCTCACCGACAAATGCAACGAAATTCGTAACTGGTTGGCGATCGGTTCGGACGTTTATCCGGACCCAGTTGTAACCGGTTGGATTCGTATGGCTGAGGAATACTTGTCGACGGTTCTGCGCGTCAAACACATGATTCAGATCGACACCTCCACGTTAATTAAAGATCGAGTTCCGTTGCCGTTGGATTGGCAGGAAGTTCGGTTGGTTCGCAGATTAGATACGGATGGTGTTTGTCGATACCAAACCCCCGACGCATTTTTCAACCCAGAATTCCCGGATGGACCGGAACCTCCGTACAACACGCGAAATTCTCGATATTGCATTCTGGGTAATTATTTATTCGTTGGTGAGGTTACTTCTTCACCGGGGTTGGAAGTGGAGTTAACGTATTATCAGAACATACCTCCGCTTACTGATGATGTTAATAATTGGCCAAATTGTTTCCATCCAACTGTGTATACATTGAAGATTCTTCATATCGCTTCGTTGTACGCGATTGAAGATGAGCGAGGGGTGACTTGGGACAACGAAGTTTCGCGGGCGGTGAATACAATGAACGCGGCCCATAAGGTCGATATGGCTAGCGGTTCTGTGCTGATGCAGGTGCGCAAAAAGACGTTCGGATAGTTTATGGGCCGGAAGTACGGGTTAGGAAAGTACGGCAGGAATTCTTACGATCTGCAACCACCCGCAGAAAACCCGCCGTGGGTTCCCGTGCCCGAGATACCAATTGAAATATGGTCCCCCATCGTCGGGGAACCGCCGCCCGCTTGGGCTTCGTCGTTACCACAGTTTGCTTGTGACGCGCCAGAAATTTGGAAGCCGTTGGTTAACCCAACATACTGTCAATAGGGCTAGACATGGCTGACGGGTTCACACAGAATTTGGGGTTGACCAAACCCGACGTTGGTTATTCCGATGATACTTGGGGCGAGAAATTAAATACCAACTTCGACATCATCGATAAGATGAAGTCGGTCTACATTTCGGATACGCCTCCCCCTGTTACGGTTCCTGGAGCGTTGTGGTGGGAAAGCGATACCGGCATCCTGTATCTTTTGTACAACGATAGTACATCGCTTCAATGGGTAGGAATTGGTGGAGGCGGTGGAGGCGGGGGCGGTGCTTTTCCAGAGGCTCCTATCGACGGAGTAGTTTACGGTCGCCAGAACGCCGGTTGGACACCGACCCTTCCGGACGCCCCGAATAATACTAATACTTACGGGCGTAAAGGCAATGCTTGGTCCATCATAACCAGTTTGGTTGACGCCGCTGTTGACGGCAACCTTTACGGGCGCAAGAACGGTGCTTGGTCGGTAGTTCCAGCTAGCTTGGCTGATGCTCCGGCAGACGGTAATTATTACAGCCGCCGTAATTCGGCATGGGCTGTTGCCCCCACGGGGTTGAGCGATGCCCCAAGCGATGGTAATTCGTACGGGCGCAAGAACGGTGCTTGGGCGGTTATAGCCGGAGGTACCGATGCTCCGTCCGATGGATTCGCTTATGGGCGCATAAACGGTGCTTGGAGTAAGGTAGCGGGGCTTAGCTTAGCAAATGTATTCGCGGTAACGAGCGCCGCCGCTCTTGTTTTAGGACCGAATGGTGCGGCTAACCCAACGCTGTCGATAGACACTTCTGTCGGCGCTTCTGCGGTAACTGGCCTCAACTTACAAACAAGAGCGGCAGGAGCGGGTGTTTATCTGTCCGCCACTTCTTCCGCTGCGAGTGAAGGGTTGTTTATCAATCCCAAGGGTACCGGTAAGCTGACTTTGTGTAATCAAAACGCACTCGGCGTAATTTATGTCGGCAACGGGGCCTTTTCCGGCGACGATAGTTTAATTCTGATGAATCGAGCTTATACGCCCGCGAGCGGGTTGCTCAATTCACACGCGATGCGCGATGAAAGCGTGATGACGCAGAACGTAACTGGCGGTGCTTTTTCGGGTTATTCGTCATTCGACTGTGCGCCGCAATTCAAAGGTGTTTGCACAACGGCGATGAACCACATCCATTCGTTCCAATCGCGTCCGATTTATTGGTCAACCGGCCACGTAAACGAAATGGCTGGGTTTACCTTCCAAGCTGGTGCCTTCAGCGGTACTGTTGACAGCGCCTACGGCTTCATGATGATGGACGGCATCGAACAGACAGGCGGTGTAATCACCAATCAGTACGCATTTTATTCCAATACATTGACGGCGGGCGACAACAATTATTTCTTGTGGGGTGGCAACAATCCGTCCTACTTGCCGGGTGTGTTGCGGCTCGGAACCAACCCCGCTGGCATTTCGGTTGAGGCGCTGTTGGTGTCTTACAATGGTGCAGCTACTTTCGGCACATCGTTTGCTGATACTTACGCTGGTGCCGCACAATTAACTGCTAACTTGTTTTATCGGGCCGGTGTTGTTGTAGGCTCCGTTACTACGACGCTGACCGGTACGCAATTCAATCCGACATCCGACGAGACACTCAAGAACTTCATCGGCCCATATGATCCGAAAGCAGCAATTGAAATTATCCGCGCCGATCCAGTTCGTGAATTTACCTGGAAAGTGGACGATAGTCACGAAATAGGATGGGGCGCGCAGACATCCTACGCGATATCGCCTGATTTAGCGACGCCTCCGTCTCACGAAGGACTTCCGTGGGGGATGGATAAGACAAAACGAATTCCGTATATTTGGGCGACGATTACTGATCTGCTCGACCGCGTAGAAGCATTGGAAGCTGCACGATGAAGCAACAGGAAGCGATTGCATTGATTATATATCTTCAACGTGCGAGCAGCATCGTTCCGACCACCGGGAATGAATGGAATGTGATTGCGTCGGGTATCAAATTAATCGAGGACATCGCGAACGGCAAGGTCGAAATCGAAGTGAAGCCGATCAATTCGGTGGGGAATTCGTAATGGCGTTCGATTTTCCAGATAATCCGAGTATTGGAACGGTGTACGGGGATTACACCTGGGACGGAGAGAAGTGGGCCGTTACATCTGATGGAAGTGGAGGCGGTGGCGGAACTCCGAGCGATACCAATCCGATTATGGACGGCGTTGCTGCCCCCGGCGTTTCTGATAATTACTCACGCGGCGACCACGTTCACCCAACTGACACATCGCGCGCCGCCGCAAGTGCAATTCCGATTCCAGCCACCGCTGTTCCGCTTATAGAAGGAACGGCGGCAGTCGGTGTTTCTGTCAAATATGCCCGTGAAGATCACGTCCACCCCGCAAGCGGCGGAGGAGGCGGCATAACCGATGCACCTTCAGACGGCAAGACTTACGGCCGTTTAAACGGAGCGTGGTCGCAAGCATTGGCGATCACGGGCGGAACGTTAACAGGACCGTTGACGTTAGCAGCGGACCCGGCATCGGTAATGCAGGCGGCAACGAAACAGTACGTCGATGCGAACAGCATGACGCAAGCCGTTGCTGATGCACGATATGTTAATATCACTGGCGATACAATGACGGGAGGTGTCAATACACCTGCGAGTTCGGTCAATCAGCTTGGTGATGTCTACGCTATTCGCAGCGCTAATACTGGCATCGTATTTTTTGGCAGCAACATTGCACAGTACATCTATTTCGACGGTACGCAGTTCCTTTTCCAAGGAGCGCCGATCCAAGCGTCGCTGAATGCAGCTTCGGCTGCGGTAACAGCCGCACCGGGCGACAACGACACCAGCGTTGCAACAACGGCCTTTGTTCAAGCTGCCCTTGCGGCAGCTGGAGGAGGAGGATTCCCCGCTGGCACCAAGACGGTGTTTTATCAAGCGGCGGCACCAACTGGCTGGACTAGGATTACGACCGTCGATGATGTGGGTTTACGTGTCGTTGGGTCTGGAGGCGCTCCGGGCGGCGCGGTGCAAGGCACCAGCAACTTCTCGGTTGTGTTCTCGCAGACCGTGACCGGCAATACCACGCTGTTGCAGTCGCAAATTCCGTCTCATACTCATACAGTTAATCAATCCACAAATGCTGGCGTGCTCGGTAATACATCGGGCGGCTCGGCGAATTTCTGGTATGCTTACGCTGGTACATTCAATGCCGGTGTAACTGGCGGCGATGGCGCGCACAGTCACCCAGTTACCCTTAACCTCAAGTTCGTTGACCTCATACTCGCGAGCAAGAACTGATGGTCAAAATTCCGCACGCCGACGAAGGCGCGATCTGCCCGCTGCACAAGGTCGATACCTCGACCGTGTGTCACAAGTGTCCGTGGTGGTGTCGCGTGATTGGTAAGAACCCACAGAGCGAGGAAATGATTGATGATTGGCGCTGCGCAATAGCGCTGCTGCCGATGTTGTTAATCGAAAATGCGCAGATGACGCGGCAAGCTGGTGCGGCAACAGAAACGCTGCGTAATGAAATCGTCAAGGGCGTAGCCGAAACGATAATGGTTGCGACTGGGCAACAAACTGGAAGATTGATCGATGCGCGTAACAATCGTAGTTCCTGACAACAAAGTTTCAGTCGACGGTTATCCACAGACCGTGGACTGTGCGGAACTGGCCGCCGAAGGCAAGCATGCCGTGCAATGGTACGACACGATGGGCGAAGTTGAGTTCGCCAGCACTTTCGACCAAGAGACGATGCAAACGAATCGCTTGCCGAATGAGATAATCACTGACTTTTCGGCTTATCAACCGTATGTTGATGCTTGGGAAGTAAAGAGTAAAGAGAGGAGTGTGTCATGACACTTGGCCTCGCGTATTGGATTCTAATGTTGGCGTGGTTCGTATTCGGTCTGCTGCTCCATTTCGGCGTGGTTGGCGGTATTTGGGCGGGCGGCAACGTTGTGTTGTTGTTTGTTTTGTTCCTGCTGTTGGGTTGGCAGGTATTTGGGCCGCCGCTTCGCAGGTAGAAAGAGGGTCTAATTATGGCTGACACTGTTACACCCAAATTAGGCTTAACCAAGCCTGAAATTGGCGCGTCCAACAATACTTGGGGAACCAAGCTCAACGCCAATTTCGATGCGCTTGACCAGAAAGTGGTGCGCCAAACTACCCAATGGAAAGTTACGCCCGGTGATGACGACCCGGCTAGTTCATCCGGACCTTACGTGGTTACTCGTTACGGCAATAATACGTTGCGGATCGATGACCCGCTTACGATCAACAGACAGACCGGCGAAGTTATTATACCCAATAGATTGACGGTGGGTTCCGCCGCTCTTGGCGGCCTTGGTGTTACCATAGCGGAATTCCCCTTCCAGATCAATCCGCCGGTTACACCGGCTGCGGGATTTTTGAGGATTTATGCCGACGCCAACGGAAACTTGGTGCTGAAACGAGCGGACGGCACCGTCGAATATCTTGGGGTTCCGCCTGGAACTGTTGGATTTACTGGTGCGGCAACCGCCGATGTGGGTTGGGCGTTGATGAATGGCCAATCGTTGCTGCGGGCACAATATCCGGTATTGTATTCCCGTTATGGCACGCTTTTCGGCGCACCCGATGGCAACTATTTCAATTTGCCCGATGTTCGTGGCCGCGTTATTGCAGGTGTAGACGGCGGGGCTGCAAGATTGTTGAACGTGATGAGCGGTTCTCTCGGTGCTGTTGGTGGGAATGAGCTTATCACACTAACAGTTAGTCAAATTCCGCCCCACACTCACAGCGGCGTTACATCTGCTGAGAACAGGACACACAAGCACGCTGGTGTTGTTACGGGCGGCGCAACGCGACCAGTTAACGGGACCGGTGCCAACGCGTACCCGTACGATGTGTTGAATGTCGGAAGTTCAGGCGTAGAAGACACTAACCATGAACACTCGTTTACCACCGACACGGGGGCTGGTGTTGGGGGCACTTGGCACCCCAACGTTCAGCCTACCATTGTTCTTAACGCTCAGGTGAAACTAGGATGATACCCGTAGAATTCCCTCCGGGAGTAACAACTCTACTTTCCAGAGCAGCCAAGATTAGCAATTGGCATGACGCCAATCTTGTGCGTTGGGATGATGGAACTACCCTCAGGCCCATCGGGGGCTGGGAATTAGTGTCGTTCGATGGGGCTGTCACTTTCGCTTCTCGCGTACGCGAAATGCATCGGTGGGTTGCCTTAAACGGTATCGTTTGGACCGCTTATCTGTGCGAACAGCACTGTTATGTGGAGTCGGGCGGTGTACTTACGGATATTACGCCGGATGTGGGAATACCTGCGCCAACCGGCTTCCAAGCTGGTTACGGCGAATTGGACTACGGCGAAAATAACTACGGCGTGGATGTTCCAGGGGCCGTGTCTACTCTACAAAAGTTCTCCCTCGCTTGGACCCTAAATAATTGGGGCGAGGATTTGTTGGTTATGTGGAGTTACGAAGGTCATCTTTTCAGATGGTCACCGGCAACACCGTCCACCAAATTAGCTATCGTGGCCGGTGCCCCGGTATCTAACAGACAATTTATTATCACCCCGGAACGGCACTGCATGTTGTTCGGGATGGGGGGCGCATTTGGTGATTTTGGGTGGTGCAGTCAAGAAGATTTAAGTGATTGGAATTTCTCAAGTATAACCAATACGGCCGGTGCTTACACGGTCGACCCATTGTCACCCATCGTGGCTGCTAGGCTTTCGGCTGCTGGCATCCTCGTGTTTACGCCTTCGATGACGCATGTTGTGGATTACGTTGGGCTTCCGTACGTGTATCGCATACGTCCGGTTGGAAAGGTTCCAATCCCAATAAGTGCATCGTCCGCCTCTTCCATCCCAGAAGGAGTGGTATGGATTTCGGTTGAAGGTTTCTGGCTGTGGAATGGCAATACCGCCGATATCATTCCGTGCCCCATCTGGGATGCCATTTCTGCCAAAATGGACTTCGCCAAGACCATCCGCGAGGCATCCGTCGTAAGCATCGCGAGCCGAGGTGAACTGTGGTGGTTCTGGGTAGATGGAACTATAGGGGAAAAGGCCAATCGTTACGTTATTCTAGATTACCGCTCCAAAGTATGGGTTCCGGGGTATCTAAGTCGGACATGCGGTATTTCATTCGGCAACGAGCGCACTCCGATTATGTCGGACGGAACTAAAGTGTGGAAGCATGAGACCGGGTTTATCTATCCCGAGGCTATGTTTATGCCATACTTAGAATCTCAAACTCTCAGCGCGATGGGCGGAGAAAAGTGGGTTACCTTGTCCAAGTTGCTTCCCGACATTATGGGTGACCCAACAGCCCTGGCATTTTCGGTTGCCATGAACAATGACCGCACGAATTACGGCGCTCAGATTTATTCAACTAAACGCGCTGTCAACGGACACGGTTGGGTTGATATCCGTGAAACTGCTCGGGACCTTCGGTTACGCATCGACATGGTTAAGAATTCGGATTGGAGCACGATTGGTCCAATTATCCTGGATATCAAACCGCGAGGCAAGAAAAAATGATGAGAGTTCCGAATTTTAAGGACTTGGAAGTTACCAAGTTTTTGTCTGAAATGTTGAGAGAATTCGACAGGTCTGACAAGGAAGTCCTCAGCGCGATTACTGCCAACAGATCGGTGCTGTTGTATTCTCCGAGCAAGAAGGTGTTTGAAATTACAGTCAGCGACACAGGGGTTATTACTGCAACCAAAGTGTCTGGAACATGAAGATAACGGACCCAAGAATGGCCGCGAAAATGAACGAGGCTTTGAAAGCCAGCGGCGATGTGTATGATTTGAGGGATATTCAGGACCTACTTAAAGATGGAATGATGCAAGGCCACGTCGAAGGCGACACGTGGGCAATTACCCAAGTCCACGATTGGCCAAAGAAAAAATCTGTAAATATTTTATATGTTGTTGGTTCCTTAGAGAATTCGATTAGGTTAGAGGGCAAGATTACAGAGTGGGCCAAGGAAATAGGCGCTGATTTTATTACAGCTGTTGGACGTGATGGGTGGTGGGAACGCCGCACCCCCGGTTGGAAGAAAGTCGGCACTCTTTATTCGAAGGATCTATGACCATGGGCGGCACAACGTCAACCACCAATACCTCGCAACAGCAAAAAGTAGAGCTTCCTGCTTGGGTGAATGAAGCTTCACAATCCAATTATCAGCTTGCGAAGGACGTATCTGGTAGACCGTTGGAGCAATTCCAAGGAGAACGGGTTGCCGCGCCTTCGGATTTGACGACGCAAGGTTACGGCATGCTTAGATCAGGCGCTGGAACAGAGGCTCCGCTTTACGGCGAAGCTGCCAATCTGTACAGGAGTTCAGCCGGTCCGCTTGACATTAACAAGTATTTGAACCCGTACACCAATGAGGTGGAACAACGGGCCATCGGGAACGCGAACACAGCGCTTACGCAGCAATTGAACAACATCGCGTCGGATGCTAGCAGAAATAAAGTGTTCGGCGGCACTCGGATGGGAGTCCAGCAGGGTGTCGCGCAAGCCGAAGGGGTGAAGGGTATCGGCGATTTAAGCGCCGCCTTGCGTAAGCAAGGATTCGATACCGCCGCTAACTTGGCTACCGCTGATTTGGGTCGTAAAGCAACCGCTGCAAGCGGATTGTTGACGACTGCCGGGGGACAACAGAGTTCCCGCATCGCCGATGCTTCCTCCTTACTTTCGGGTGGCCAACAAGAAACTGGTTCGCGTCAAGCAGTTATCAACGCTGCGATAGATAAATTCAACGAGGCGAGAAACTACCCTGTCGAGCAGCTTAATATGCGCTTGGCGGCGTTGGGTATGTCGCCTTACGGCAAGACCACATCTGGTACCGGTACTTCGAGCACTGAAACTCCCATGGATTGGGCGACTACCGGATTGGGTGTCCTTAAAGCTCTTCCAGCGTTGTACGCTATGTCTGATCGGAACACCAAGACAGACATCAAAAAGTTGACGGACGGCGATATCCCGATATACTCTTATCGGTACAAGGATGACCCCAAGAGCTATCCGAAGGTGGTAGGCCCAATGGCTCAAGATATCGAGAAAAAGTATCCGTCCGCCGTTAAAAAGGTCGGTAAGCATCGTGTTATCGACATAAACAACTTAATGGAGGTGCTGTCGTGACACCCGAAGAACTACGTGCAGCATTTATTAAGTCTCGGGGGTTAAACCTTACCAGCACTCCGGTTGACGCCCCTATCGTTCCGACACCGATACCGGTGCAACGTGGAATTGTACCGCCTCCAGTTCGCACGGACATTCTCCCTTCGCCGGGAGGACCGGCAACTGATCCAACTGCCCCGCCGCATCGCTTGCCTCCTGCTGAAGCTGTTGAAGCTTGGAGGCGGGGTACTCCTCTGCCAACGATTCCGCCAGAAGTGGAACCGTCGGTTGCGGCTCCACCGGCTCGGGTCCCCCCTGCCTTTCCAGCCGGTGGAACTGCACCTGTTATAGCGACGAATCCAGTCGTAGAGCAAAGTCCGACAGGCGTTACTCTTAATACAACTCCTGTCGCTCCCGGTTGGGCCGGAACTGTTGGATTGCCCAGTACGCCCGAAGAAGCCAAGGTATTCGATAAAGGCAGCGATTACCAGAAGATGCTGTCTAGTCTGGATGACGTAGCCAAAGGCCTGAAGCCTAAAGCGCCGGTTGCAGCGATACCTAATTTAGTTGCAGGAGCACCAGAGCCAAATCAATCTAATCAATTGGCTGCCCAATTAATGGCTGCGATGATGAATAAAAATCGTGGTCTTACCTTGACAGGACGATGACATGAACATCGCTGACATAATTGCTGCCCTTACGGGTGGAGCAGACCCCAACAAGGCAATCTTGCAAGGAGCAGGTGCAGCACCTTCGTTGGTAGCTCCGCCGACGCAAGCTGCCCCACAGGTTCCGCCTCCTAATGCCCCTCAAGGCATACCAACACCTGTAACAAATCCGCAACCGGCTGCGGCTGCGCCAACAATTACGCAGTCTCCTCCGGATTTGGCGAATATGTACATCGAATTGATGAAAAAGAATCAGAACGCCCAGCAGTTGGACGGGAATTTGCAAAGCCAATATATAGAACAAATGAATAAACAACGAAATGCGGCAGCATTGGATTCCGGTTTGGGTTTGATTGCAGCAGGACTATCGAATAGCCCGACGAACCGCGCGGCGCTTATTCAGGGATCATTGGGCGGGCACGGAACTGGCGGAATGTCTTTGTCTGCCAGCGACATGATCAATTTCCAGAAGCAGGCCGAAGGGCAGAGGCAACAGCTTATCCTGCAGCAAGCGATGCCCGCACTTATGAAGCAGTACAACATGACCCCGGCTCAGATAACTGCCTTGCAGGCGTCCGGCCAATTGGGTGATGTGTTGAAGCATTATTCCACCGAGAATCTAGGCATAACGGAGAACGCCGAGACTGGACAGAAGACTCTGTTCAATCAGCGCACTGGCAAGCAAATCGCAACGGTCGGCGGCGAGAAACCCGACGAGACTCAATTCGTGAAGGGTCCGATGGGAGAAGAGTTGCGTAACAAGCGTACCGGCGAACTAATCGGCAAGCCTATTGGCCCCACTGAAGCGAATATTGATGCGAAAGGAACCAAGTATCCAGCCCTCGATACAGGATTTGACTACGTTCGTGATGAGAAAGGGTTGGTTCAACTTACTGACGGCAAGCCAACAGTTACTCCGATTGCCGGGACTAAGGCTGAGAAGGAGCAAATCGACGCGGCTCAAAAGAAGGTCGAACAGAAGATACAGTCCT